GGACAAGTTGGGCAATTGCTCCACCTTAATACCCCACGGCCCGAAGCCTTCGATAGTCAGAGAGAGGCCTCCCTCTATTTTGTCGATGTATTGGATAATTGGATTCATAATGTAACTCCTCGGACAAGTTAGATGGTCGGATGCCATCTGTATGCCGCCTGTCACGCGGCATAGGATCGAATCAGGTTTCTCTGAGTATTCCATGATTGTCTCCGTATGATTAGGCAGTGGCGGTTTCAGACTCAAGCCAGAATTCTCTGACTAGGATTGCACCACCAGTACCAATGAGTGCGCTACAGCCTCTGTCATACGCCTCAATGTGCAGCATGGCAGGATAGAAACGGTCAGGCTCGCACAAGCGCACATAGTAATGGTAAGCCCAGTCACCATTCGTATTGTGGATAAGCCGGATGTCGCCGCCACCGACTTTCTTGTTAGCGGCAACAAAGGCAGCGGCAAAATCGTCGGCCTCGAATCGCGGCAAGTCCCAAGCAAACTTCATGGCACGCCGGATATCCTTGATTGCCTCAGTGGGGTAACCATCCCAATGCTTATAAACGTGAAACGAGCCATTGTCGTCGATGAAGGTAAAGATTGCGTGAGTGCTCATTTTGTATCTCCGTATAGTTCCGGCATAGATGCCGTGTAGTAAGTAGAACACAAAAAACTAGATGGTGGTATCAGATGTTTTTATGGGTGGTATAAGGGAATGCTTATGCTTACTCATCATATTCTTGATTGAAGAATTCTGGGAATGCTTTGATAAGTGCATCGCTACCGTTGTCTGCAAGTTCTCTTATGTGAGCATTGCAGGAATAGACACCGTCGATGCTGTAAACGATACTCAGCAGAGAACAGTATGCTTTGCGAATTGCTTTAATTTGTTCGGTATCCATGTTTGCCTCAGTTAAGCGATAGGAGAAAGAAAGTATCTCTGGCACGAGATTCGCTAACTTTCTTTTCTACATACATAAAACAAATACCAGTGGTGTTTCTGATGACGTCATAGGATGCGCCACGTTTCTGAATCCTGATAACTGTTCCGTTTTTAAGTTTCTTGCTTTCGATAATCGTTGCCATTTTTGTAGTCTCCAATAGCGGGGGGCGAAGCCCTCGGTGTGGTTATCTGCCGCAAGCTCGCTTGAATGCGTCTTGCCACGCTTGCGGTACGTCTTGTGCGGTTGTTTGGATTACACCTGCGCGGACAAGTCGAGCCTTGAAGTCCCCCCACCCACTCATCGGGCGGCGGTTGCCGTACAGCTTGCGAACTGCGTAGATGGTAGGGTTCATCTCTCTCTCCTGTGGTGGCGCTGCTGTAGGTTCATTGGAACACAATTTTTGATGCTGTGCTATCAGACTTTCTTATGCAAGGTATAAGGGGCTTGCGCCCCTGTTGCTACTTGGAGGCGCGTTGATAGTCTTTGTGGAACATACCGACCGAATACAAAAGAGAATCCAAGGCGCGTTTCTTAGCAGCGTCCAATAGACCATCATCGTAACAACGGATGGCATCAGAGAGACAAAGGCGAGCAGAGGACTCCATTTCCCCCCCAATGTGCTTACGCGCAAGAATGATGGCTTCGTTGACGTTCATGCTAAGACTCCTTAAAGAATCACTCGGACTGAGTGCGTGATGCAAGTAGAACATAAATTTTCCAGAAGTCCTATCAGACTTTCTTATAGTTAACCAACAAAAACCTTATGGTGAAGAACATGAATGAGAATGATTCTCACAACTCCAAAGTGGAGCGAAGTGCAGGCAAGATGATGCCGCCTAACGCTGGCAAGGGAAGGGTTAAGGGAGTGCCTAATAAGGCTACGTCTACTGTGCGTGAGGCAATCGCTAACCTTCTGGAGCGCAACGGTGACAACATGGACTCATGGCTACAGATGGTGGCCTATGGTGACGAGTCGTTGAAGGTGAAGGCGCAGCCAGATAGAGCACTAGAAATCATGGCTAAGTTGTCCGAGTACCACATTCCTAAACTCGCCCGTACAGAAGTGACAGGCGATGGTGGTGGGCCACTCTCTATCAAGGTAGTGTCAGGCATCGAGGAGTAGTCATGGATGGCCTGCTATCTAACAAACGGCCTTCTGTTTATGGGGTGGAACAGCGCGACCCATACGAAAGCGAATTAGAGTTTTTTAGAAAAAATCCTAGTGTCGCAGGGATGGCATCAGAAGATAATCGGATTGTCATTAACCCATTTAGCAAACTAAGCGAAAAAGAGTTGGACGCTGTCCGTATGAATGAGGCGGCTCGCGTCTACATGAGGTCTATGAGCCTGCCTCGATTTAGCCTTACAAAAGAGCAGTCGGAAACACTTAGTGGAACGGAATATGGAAACGCAAAATCTTCTGATAGGAAGGCCACTGTCATAGCCAGAATAATTTCCGGTGACCCGTCAGCAGGCAAGGCTACAGATGAGCAGAGGAGTGTTGCTGCAATGGTTATGCAGATGATGGGGATTAAGCCAAAAGGTTTGTTATCCGAATGAATGAGAAGGTTATAGATACCGGATATCGACCTAGAGAACCTCAAAGGTTTATCCATAAAGCGGTCGCTGCCAATCGGTTTACTGTAGTAGTTGCCCATAGACGCATGGGGAAAACCGTTGCCGCTATCAATCAACTAATCCATTCTGCGCTAAAGTGTGGCAATGACAATCCTCGCTATGCCTATATCGCACCGACCTATGGTCAGGCTAAACGTATCGCATGGGATTATCTGGAACATTTCACTAGACCACTTGACGCAAAGTTAAATGTCAGTGAATTGAAAGCAGACTTTTTCGGTAGGCGGATTCAGTTATACGGTAGCGACAACCCTGATTCACTTCGTGGTCAATACTTCGACGGAGTGGTCATAGATGAGATTGCCGACCAAGACCCGAAAATCTGGAATGAGATTATTCGCCCTGCGCTAGCCGATAGAAAGGGATTCGCTCTATTCCTCGGTACTCCTAAGGGGCGCAATCACTTTGCAGACTTTCGTGACAGAGCAGCATCGTCCGATGACTGGTCATTGCTCGAGTTCAAGGCTAGCGAGACAGGGATTCTTGACGCAAAGGAACTTGAATCTGCTCGAAAGGAAATGGGCGACGATAAATACGCTCAAGAGTTTGAGTGCTCAATCTCGGCACCAGTAACGGGTTCTTACTACGGTGAACTCATTAATGACCTAGAGAGCCGCTCCAGAATATGTCCTATAGGCTATGAGAGCCTCGCTACGACATTCTGCGGGTGGGATTTAGGCATGAGTGACAGCACGGCTATTTGGGTCGCTCAAATCGCTTCTAAAGAGGTACGCATAATCGACTATGTCGAGAACCACGGAGTCGGACTCGATTGGTACGTTGAATGGTTACGCGAGCAGGGATACGCACACGCTACTCAGATACTCCCGCATGACGTACAGGTGCGCGAACTCGGCACAGGTAAATCGCGGAAAGAGATGCTAGAGGAAGCGGGACTAGAGATAACCGTAGCACCGAGATTATCTGTAGCCGATGGGATACAAGCCGTAAGATAGTTATTGCCTAGATGCTGGTTTAGCGATAATGCGAAACAGGGTATTGACGCACTGCGAAACTATCGTCGGGAATATGACGAGAAACGAGCAGTATTCTATGACAGGCCATTACACGATTGGTCTAGTCACGCTGCTGACGCTTTCAGGTATCTTGCTATTGGACTAAATGAAGGTTCGTCCTCTTGGGACAGGCCGCTAAATATTGATACAAGGTGGGTCGTTTAATGATTACCGATATTCAGGTTAAAGCCATTCTGGAATCAGAGATTGATGACGCAATCGGATATCTAGAAACCGATACCACCGATGAACGCGCTAAGGCGATGAACTATTACCTGCGGAATCCGCTTGGTAATGAAATCGAAGGGCGCAGCCAGATTGTTACTGGGGAAGTCGCTGAGGCTGTAGACGGCGCTCTACCGCAGCTTATGCGTGTATTTACCAGTGCTGATGACGTAGTGGCTTTCGAGCCTAAGTCTCCGGGCGATGAACAGTTTGCTAAACAAGCTACTGAATACGTTAATTGGGTATTCCATCGCCAGAATGACGGTTTCCTGATTCTGCACAACTGGTTTAAAGATGCTCTCTTGCAAAAGACTGGCATCGTTAAAGCCTATTGGAATGATGAAACTGACATTATCAAAGAGAAGTATAAGAACCTTACTGACGATGAATTGGTGATGCTATTCGCTGATGGTCAGATGGAGATTCTTGAGCAGGAGACAGAAGAAACCGTCGACGCTATGGGGATGATTACCCGTAGCCATAACGTGAAGGTGCAGAAGAAAATCGGCGAGGGCTATGTAGTTGTTGAGAATGTCCCGCCTGAAGAATTCCTGATGTCCAAGAATGGGCGCACTGTTCAGGATTCGCCCTTCTGTGCTCACCGTCGCATGATGACCCGTAGCGAATTAGTGGCTATGGGCTTCGATAAGGACATTGTGGACGGTCTGCCTAGTGGGGATAGGCTGCAATACTCTCAAGAGCGCCTGGCGCGTTATGACCGCTCTGAGATGCCTGATGACACTCAGTCGATTGACTATGCCATGCAAGAGGTGGAAGTCTATGAGTGCTACATCCGCATTGATCAGGACGATGACGGTATTGCTGAACTACGCCGGATTGTTTATGCCGGTAATGAGATTCTGGAAGATGAGGAGTGTGATTACATTCCGTTCCATGCAATCTGCCCGATTCCTATTCCGCACAAGTTCTATGGTCAATCTCTGGCTGACCGCACTATTGACCTGCAACTGATTAAGACGACGATTACACGTCAGATGCTTGATAACCTTTATCTGACAAATAATGCTCGGGTAACTGTGGTCGACGGACAGGCTAATCTTGACGACCTACTGACTAGCACTCCGGGCGGTGTGATTCGTGTAAAGAATCCGCAAGCCGTTAATCAGTTGGTGGTGCAGAACGTAGCAGCACAAGCATTCCCAATGCTTGAGTATCTTGATTCGGTTCAAGCCAAGCGTACTGGCGTATCTGATGCCCAACAGGGTTTGAATCCAGACATTCTGCAAAACGTCACTGCTGCTGCTGTAGCAGCGATGCAAGGTGCTTCCGCAGGTAAGTTGGAACTGATGGCGCGTATCTTCGCTGAGACGGGCTTAAAGAGCCTTATGCAAGGCATCCTGCATCTGCTATGCAAGTACCAAGATAAACCGCGTGTAGTGCGTCTGAGGGGTCAATACGTCCAGTTTGACCCGCGTGAATGGTCGAACCAATACGATGTATCTATTAATGTTGGTCTAGGTACTGGCAGCCGCCAAGAACAACTGGCGATGCTCAATATGATTATGCAAAAGCAGGAAACCATCCTTCAGGGTTATGGGCCTGCTAATCCGCTGGTCTCTGTTGGTCAATATCGTGAGACTCTCGGACGACTTATTGAGGCTGCTGGCTTTAAGGATACGGATAGTTTCTTCAAGCCAGTTCCGCCTGAAGTAGACCAAATGCTCTCTCAGCCGCAACAACAGCAACAACAGCCTGACCCTGCAATGATGATTGCTCAGGTTGAACAGCAAAAAGCACAACTGAAAGCGCAGAGTGATGCTCAGAGGCTTCAGGCAGATATTCAGGTTGAATCGGCTAAGTTGCAGGCTAATCGTGAGCAGGCAATGGCTGATATTGCTATTCAACAGGCAAAACTTGAATTGGAGCGGGAAAAGAACGCAGTAAAACTTCAGTTGGAACAAGCTAAGTTAATGGCTGAAACTGCTATGGCACAGCGAGAAATGGCACTTACTGAACGCCAGCAGTTGATTTCTGAACTGGAAAATGCTCGTGAACGTATGGAACAAGAAAGCGAAGCCGCAATGCTTCTGAATAATGTATTGATGCAACTGAGGGGCTGATATGGCTATTACCGTTGAAGATTTGTATGCGGGATTATTGGGTCGTACCCCTGACGTTGCTGGTGCTGAATACTGGAATAGCATCTTTGGCCCGACTATTGAGCCAAGTGAGATTGAGCAATTCCGTCAAGCTGCTGCACCTGAGATTGCTCGTCAACAGCAAGAGGCTTATGCACAAGAACTAGCCGCTGCAAATGTTCAACGTGTTGCTGAACCGGCAATGCAGACTGCTGCACAAGGTATTCGTAGCGTCCAACAAACAGCCGCTGAACGCGCTCCGCTTGAGCAAATCAATAGTTTGCTTGCTGCACCTCCAACTGGTCGAGGAGAAGCCGGTAGTGAGGCTTATGCGCTGAATCAGCAGGCATTGCTAATGGATAAGTTCCGTATCGAAGCGCGTCAGGCTTACGATAATCCTGCGCTTTTTGATTCGATTCTTGCTCAAGTTCAAGCATCTGATTTGCAGGCTGACCGCAAGCAATCTGTTATTGATTTGATTCGTACAGACGTTGCTCGATTCAATTCAGCGATTGCCGAGAATCCTAATGTTGCCTCTGGTCAATACATTAGTAATGCTGCTCGCGCTCTGGATGACGCTTTTGGTGGTGTTTTGGGTACTAATCAAGCCAATGCACTATCGCTTGATTTCCGTAGCCCTGTAGAACTTGCAGAGGCAATTGAAGCATTCCAAGCATCCAATGGAAGGATTCTTCCTGAAGATGCTTTGCGTATTGCTCGTCAATACAACGCAGATGATGCAAGAAATATCGGTCTTGCACTGAATACTTCTTCCAATTCACGCGGACAAGAAGGTTTATTGGGTAGCACCTTCGGCGTTAATCAGGCTATTTCTCGTTATGACCCGCAAGAAAACAAGTTCAATCCAGACCAAGGTGGTGCTGCAAAAGACGTATTCGCTGCTCAATTTAATGCTGCGCTAAACATTGGTGACAGACTGCCAAGCACCGAAGGTCTTTCTGACGTTGGGGAAGGTTTCTTTACAAAGAAACTTGGCAATCCGGGTGCTTATGACCTTTTTGCTGTGTATTACCAAGACCCAAACACAGGACAAGCGGTGCAAGTCGGCACTTCTACCAATTTCAATCCAGAATTGAGTGGATTCAAAAAGTTCCTGAATAGCACCGCTGGAAAAATTATTATCGGGGTAGGTGCTGGTCTACTAGTTCCGGGTGTTTCTTCACTTCTGGCTACTGGAACATTTAGTGCTGCTGGTGCTGGTGCTACGCTTGTTAGCAGTATTGCCGCTGGTGCTGGCCTTGGAGCAATCTCATCCGCAATCACTGGCGGCGATATTCTTCTTGGCGCTATTACTGGCGGCGCTGGTGGTGGTATTGGATTTGGTATCGGTCAGGCTGGTGGTCTAGGCAATGTTCTTGCAGGCCAAGGTCTTTTGACTGACCCTAAGATTATTTCCACACTTAACCGTTATGTGTCTGGCATCAATCCGGGTCTTGCCGGTATTTCTGATGACGTTGCATCTGAGATTTTTGAACGTCAGTATCAAAACCTTGTGCAAAACATTGGTCAGCAAGCCGCTGACGAAGTGTTTTATGGTGCTTTGTCTGGTACACCAGTTTCTAGTGGCACTCAAGCCGCTGTAGACGCTGTGGCTGACCTTGCACCTCCGGTTAGTGTAACTACGCCACCTGTTGCACCTATTGGCGCTGGTGTTGCTGGTGGCGCTGCTGCTGTTATTCCGGGATTGGTTGCTCCTACAGTTCCAGTGACGACAACGCCAGTTCCGCCTCCGCGCCCACCTTCTGCTGGCGTACCTCCGATTGACTTGGGGGTCGCTCCGACTGTTGATGTTCCTGAAACTGCTCCGGTTCAGCGTCCTCCTGCACCAACACCGGCTCCGATTATTGACTTGTCGCGTCCTGTTGTACCTACGCCAGATACAACTCTAAGCCAAGACTTGCGGAATATCCGTGACATTGCTGGTGAATACATTGGCCCTGCATTGATTGCTGGAAGCCTTCTTAATCGCACACCAGCGCCAACAGGTGTAGGTACAGAAACATTGCCTGCTTGGGTATTTGACCCTGCAATGAGTGGCGTAATACCGCGCATTCAAGCAGCACAAGCAGCGCGTCCTGCACCAATGCCAAATCTGTTTAACGCTCAATTCCAGCGTGGCGGACTAGGCGCTGGTCAATTTATTGGTTATGACCTTTTGAATCGTACTGGTGATATCCCTGCACAAACGCTGTTGGGTGTATCTCCGCTTGCAATGCCTCCAATGAATCTTCTAGGAATCAATAATGGACAAGCCCCAACAAGCGCGCCTGCTCTTGTCTGATGAGTTCTTCCAAGAGATAATCTCTGATTATCAAAAGGAACAACTTGATAGGTTTAAGTATTCAGGTGAGTTTGATTA